TAGAAAAGCTTTATTTAAAACTTTGGGTTTTACTGGATTAATTTGTTGATTAAGTATAGGTAACGTCTGCATTTCTGCGACATAAGATAGGCCAATCCAAACGTTAGATAATTCACGGGATAATTGGATTGTTCCATTCACAACTTTAACAGGCGGTTTTACACCACCGTCAGCAAATACTGATATAGTTTGACCTTCAAGCCAATCTAGACCAGATAGTGAAGTAACTGGCGCACCTTTATATTGATACCCACCATCTAAAAAACACTTATCTTGCATGTCTATGGGTTGTCGTGTAAGCATGCGTTCAATGTTATAAAAACCGTTACGCTCAATTAGTGCATACAAAACTGTTTGATTTTCTTCGGGAATTGCTGCAACAGATAAGAATTTACCATCTGTATCGTGCTCAGCCCATGCCCATACTTGTTGTTGTGGTTCATAAGACAGCGATAATAACACCCCATCATCACGAACAAAATATATAATATTCATAGGGTTGCGCAATAATGCGCAATCAATTATTTTATGCCCATCAAACAGTTGCGGACACAAAATAGATAAATCTAAAGTTTGATAAGAAACAGTGTACGAACGGGCTAGTGAGATTTCGTGAATATGCCCCGTTTGATCTGAAGCAAAAATTGCAGCTCCCCCGATCTCTACAGGCGTTACATCATTTGCCCCTTCTGAAGATTGTTTATTCACGCTTACGCTTGCTGCTGTTACAGCACCATCAGAAGAAAGCCGCCAAACCGCACTGCTTGTAAGAATCATTAAATCGCTCATTGGAACAATATGTTTCACACCGTTTCCATCACGTGCAGCAAAACGTATTTGAATTGAGTCTGTATCTTGAAGGGGGATGTGATAACCAAAATTATCATCGGTAGCAGTCCGAGACATTCGCAACCATTGTGGTGATTTATAGCCACCGCCATAAACTTTACGTTGTCCAAAATATGCAACAGCGGTTGGATAAAACTCAAACGGATTACGAATTAATGGCGGTGTAATCGATCCGTTCGTTTCAATGTTGTCATCTGTAAAACTTAGTTCAGTTGTTTCGCCAATATAACTTGCAAGGCCAGAACGGAGTTTAAAGACGTTGTAGCGTGTAGCACCAGTTACGGTATCCCAAGTTATGGTGTTGTAGTTGCCGCCAAGAGTTAAGTCGTTCTGAACCACCACTTTTGCAGACGCAGCAGATTCATTTTCTTCATTTATTGCAGTTACTTGATAAGAATAATCACGCTCAATGTAAGAGTCGTGCATACTTCCACCAGGTTTATACTTATCTTCAATGTGCGCTGTTGCAGCTACATTTTGAGGTGGTGTAAGACCGTATCCGACTGATACAAGTTCAGTTACCCATTCCGTTGCACCTTTACGAATGATTTTTCGTGGTGGATAATCCGGGTGTGTGATTGTGATAACGTCAGCAGATTGTGCATATCTAAGTTGCATTAAATGCTGTTCAGCATAAGGCATAACAATTTCTAAAGGTGCATCGTTGTCATCAAGCAATATCCCACCATCAGCAAAGAAATTTACCGCACCGGCACGGATTGCTAAAACAACTGTCTGTTCTTCACTGAAGATAAAAGGAATAAGGCGCATCTTGCCTAATGTTTTTTCATAATGGTGAACGTAACGGAAACCCGCTCGATATGTCAGGCCGCCAAACAATTCAACATAGAAGTTTTTGCATTTGGCAACACCAGTTTGATATTTAGCTTGATCAATACGACCAAACATATCTGGTGATATAACGCCACCATTAAATGAAAATTGCATTATCGTACCTCAGTCATTGAGCCTACATGCTCAGGACGTTTTTCAAGTCGATGCTGTTGAAGATCAATAAAAATTGCTTGACCTAAAGTTTGCCCGTAAAGCCCCAACATCTTCATTTGCAACGGTTCACTTTGAGTCAAAGGACCTGCAATACGAGCTGCCAAAAGATATGACAATGCGAGTTTAAAACTGTCTGTCATTAGAGCTAAATCTTTTACATCATGGACATATCGAAGAACTGGTGCAGGGTCATCTGTGAATAAATTGTTGCCTTCAACGTAGAAACGAGTACCAGACTCAAGCTGAAACAATCGCACTTTGTCACTTGGCAAAACATAGGCGGTGCCGAACTCATAACCCGCATCAACATTCAAGCGAACCCGTTTGACCGCGAAGGTCCACTGATGTTCGTTATCAAGCAATTCGCGTCGGCAAATTGGGTAATATGTATTACACAGATTTGCGGGTTTTGTTGGTTCTGTAATCTCATTTACAACATAGCCTTGTGCGAGGTGCGACAAGGCCAAATTGCAAAGATCAACGATTGATCTCATGGGGTTATCCTGCTTTAGAACTGTTTGTCTAAATCAGCTTGATAAAGTTTTTCTTTCAACAAGTACCCTTCAAGCTGCCAAATTTTTTCGCGAGCATTTTTGTAGGCAATCTCTTTGCCGATGAATGGGTCAAAGTTTTCAGGGCTTGCGCATGCGCTTTCACCTGTAACCGTAAAGCCGTTTTCCATAACGATTGTGCAGAAAGTTAAACAGCGTAATGTTTGATACGTCTTTTCATCCATTGCCTGTTCAGGATCAACAGCAGCTAATGGTGAATGGTAATAAACTTGCTTAACTTTTGAATCAATGTGAGAAGGTGTAATGCGTGGCGCTGTTAAACCTTTCTCTTGAATTTGCTGTTCAATTTGTTCTTCTGACATTTGATGCACCTTTTAGCTACGTTTGCTTTGTGAGGTAAAAGCCCGTACTGATACGGGCCCTTTTTAATTATTCAGCTAATAGAAGCTCAATGATTTGTGCTTTTGTCTCTGAGCCATCCAATTGAATACCCTTATCTAAAGCGGCTTGAGTTAGCGCTTCCTTATTCATTGATGAAAAAGGGTTTTTAGATTCAGGTTGTTTAGGCTCAACATCATCAAACCAAAGAGCCGTTTCACCTTCAGGTACTGTAAAAACGTCACCTTCTTGAATTAAGCGATCGTTATAGAATCCTTTTTGATTCGCTTGAACTTGCTTATATTCCATGATTAAGCCCCCGCATAAACCGGATAAGCAGCGCTAACATCACGACTATCAGAAATGTGTGAAAACACAGTTCCTGCTGTGAATGGACCACTACCAACCGAATAGTTCAAACGCACGTAACGCTTAGGTTTTACGGGTAATACCACTTCACCAATAACACCCGAATTAAGCTCAGCACCTGTATAAGCGCGGGAAGTTTCAATGGTTTCCCAAGAAACGTTGTCACTTGACTGTTGAAGCTGCACAGTAATGGTTGCAGTAGTTGGAGCCAAGTTTTTACCACGTACCAAAACAGGCAAACGATTTACACTTGTTGATGCCTTCTGCAAATCAAGTGTGTCTGTAGATGCCGCTGTGACAGTAATTGCCTGATCAGCTGACATCACTAATAATTTATCAATAAACATAGCTAAACTACTCCTTAAACCACGCGAGATTCAGTGTTAAGCAATGCATCAACACGACGAATCGGAATACCATCAAACTTGGTAACTGAGCGTCCACCCTGTTCATCAGTTGTAATACGGACATTCGAACCTTTAACGCTTTGAC